TGCTTCGGCATAGGCAGAACCCTTTCCAGCCTTGTGTATTTCATCCTTGACACGCTCTTTATAATAGTTCGTAAAATGGTTTTCGGTCAAGTCCACAAGACTGGAAAGGTCTGTTTCATCATTGGCAGTTTCGATTGATGTAATTACATCCTCAGGAACGCCAATAGTTTTTAAAAATTCGATTGCTTTACTCATAGTTGCTGACTAATTAATTTACTCGATTACTTCTTTTGATTTCTTTGCTTTTTTTGGTTCATCCTCGGTCAAAGAAGGAACGATTTCAAAATCGGAAAAACCGTTTTTCTTTAACCCTTTTTGACGCTCAAAAAAATGCTTAGAAAGAACTACTTGCTTGCCTGTCTTGGTATTCTGAACCAATACCTGCTTTTCGTTTAATTTCTGCATAGTAAATTAATTTAGAATGTACGCCAAGTGCTTGTTGTTCTTACTTGCAGGCTATCCAAAGTCGTGTTGAATATAACCGTTCCTGCTGGTACTGTTCCCCATAAAAGTAGGCTATCCCGTACCGCTGTGGTTACATTCAATTGACGCAAATTAACTGGATTAAAATAAGTGGCATTCAACCATAGTGCAGTCGCATTGCTAATACCTAATTGGCGAAATCCAAAGAAGAATGTATTCTTGCGATAACGAGTAATAACGGTCTGAGTTTTAACATTACGAAGGAATACCATTGTGTCCGCACCTGCTGTGCTGTAAACGGCTTCAATGTTTCCAAATCCATTATACTCGAATGGATTGATAACGAGATTACCAGACTTCTGACTGCGAATTGTAATAACGCCAGTAGATGTGTTTTGAGATACCGTTAAAGTATCTTTTGTTTGACCGCTCAAACCTGCAAAGGCGAACAGCATCAAACTGATTGTTAGGAAGATTGCTTTTTTCATTTTAATTTATTGTTGTTGTACAAAGTTACGAAATAATTATTCCCATTCATTTATCTTGTTTTCAATGACCTGCAAACGCTTTTCAATGGATTGAATATTGCCGTTAATTAATCCTTGTTGCTTGGCTTGCTCAACTTTAATATCAACAAGGTCTTGTTGAATCGAATCAATTCCGCTAATTAAACGCATCATAAAGAATGCAACTACGGCAAGGGCTATCGGAAACGCATAGGCTTTCATTCTATCAATTAGAATGGCTTCTGTATTACTCATTTTCATCAGGAGATATAAATACTGGAATGGCTTTGTGTCGGCAGTTGAAGCCTCCACGATATGTGCAAAATGATTCTTTTGTTGTTGCTGGATTCATCCCTGAACCGTTATTAAATGCCCAATTAATTTCACTTTGAAGTTTATCAATTGGGATATTACTTTGATACTTTCCAACCCACCTTACGCACTGCGGTCTGGAATCGCCAATTAAACTGCCTATGTATCGGATGTTGTTGGGCTTGTACTCGGTTCTGAATCTATCGTAAATCATACCATCGTACTGCATAATGCCATCCTGAGCCCATACATTAGCATATCGAGCCATACGGTTAAACTTGTCTTTATCCGATGCAAGAAGGAACTCTCTTAAACGATTCTTGGTATCCGTTACCTTAGCACCTGCGAACACATTACGATTAATAGCATCTCGAATCGGTTGTCTTATTTCCGCAGTCAATCCAGTACCAGTCATATTCTGAACGATTGTTTCAGTCTGCATCAAACGAATTTGACTTACACCCAACTTATCAAAATCAAACGAGAAGGTGCTGTTATATTGTCGCAGTACCATCTCGCTCAATCGTTCAATTTCGGGCAGGCTTCGGACAATTTCGGACACGCTTGCTGGGTATGTGCTGGCGTTGATTGCTTTGGCAATTTCTGCGTCCAATCCGGTAAGCAATCGGCTGTTCTGCTCTGATAGTACGAAAGTTCCATCAGATAATTCAAAGCCATCCAAGTATTTGTCCAGTAACTTAATGATTCTCGCAGTGGCATTGTCTGCACCTTTGCGGGCGTTGTCAACCAAGTTATCAATGAGTATGTCGATTTCATCCTCAGGCTTCATTACTCGGCAAACTCAGGTACAATTATAGTCGTAGCAGGTGGCGGAACAATTACATTGAACTCGGCTTCCATTAATTCAAGTACATTGACCTCTTCCATTTCGTACACATCATCACGCTCCATAACTCGTTCGAGAATGTAATAGCAATATGCATGCTTCTGAACGCTTCGAGTATCAATCGCACCCATCCGTTGCATACGCTCAATGTCCTCCATGGATTGACCATACAACGGGTCAAACTGAACCATCAACTCGATTACTTCACTCGCTTCGGCTTTGCCCGAAAAGCGTTTTTTCATCAAGTCTTTTTGGGCTTTTACTTTGACCGGAATCGGGGCGTTCGCTTCGTTCAGTTGTTTCAATTCCTCGATTATCATACCTTCATCACGAATAGCAAAGGATGTAGGCTTGACGATAATTGGAGGCTCAGGATTGACGATATTCCGCAACCTAATCAAGTAGTTCAGATGGTTGAAAATGATATGGTCAAAGATGTGATTACTCATAGCCATAATCATTGCGTATTTGCCCTCTCTGTCTACCTTCTTAGCCTCTCCTGATTGTGCCGAATCGGTGAACAATTGATACAACTCCAACTCTGCTTTGTGTATCAATGTTTCCCAAGCCTTTTGCATGTATTCCAATCCTTCAACTGGTGGCGATACATACGACACAGGGTCATCAATTAGCGTTTGATTTTCAAGCGTAGTTGAATCAGGTACTTTGATTTGATAAACTCCGAATGGGCTACGAACCAACACGCCTGAACCGTTGCAGGTATTGCAGTTGTTGCGTGTATCGTTACCCGAACTATCCGTTCCCCATACCATTCCATTCTGACAACCCTCAGCAGTACATGGCATTTGCTTCTCAACCCGAATCGGATTCGAAGTCATTACCCTCGCACCTTTCCAGTCGTCAAATGTCTTTAACGCCTCGTTTGCATAACCAACGAAACCGACAAAGAACGATTCCATAAAGTCAACGAATTGAGGCATGAATGTATTCTGCAACAAGGCTGACCCGCTGTTGAATGTGTAAGGACTCCAACCCATGTAAGTTGATTCACCCCAAACCGCTTTGCGTGTCTTGTAATCGTATTGACCTATTGCAGATTTACGAAATCCACCATTCAAAACAATAGGTATTTCTCCTAAGTTGTGCCGATACATAAGTTCCGTACCGAATGTGGACTTGTTGTCTGGCAGTTCGATTTCGTAGTGCCTGTAATAAGCCTCTCTGTCAATTGTGTAAAATATCCGACCTGTTGTACCAGAATTTAAATAGAAGCGTTCCTCGGGCTTATAAAAGGTAATTCTATCCTTTGTAAGCCGAGTGATACAAACTGAATAAATCTGGTATGGATATAAATCTACCTTTTGCGTTGGGTCGGTTGTACCCTCTCCGAATGGCATCCAAGTAATGTAGCCGTTAGGGTCATCAATGATACGCTCGCAGGCAACTTTAAAAATATACTGCCAGTAATCGTACCCAGTGCCGTAACCCTCGGACATACCAAAGACAGGGCGTTCAATGTATTCTTCCGTATCTTCATCGACCTTGTACGAAAACTTAGCCGAACCGATAGGACTGAAAACCTCGTTCTTTGCCCGACTAATTGCCCCCTTTGTTATCGCCTCGAAATTAGCAAGACGATACCGATAGATATCGTCCGCTTCATTCGGGCGTTGCAGGTAGAGCAGTTTACCCGGATTATGTCCTTGAGTATGGACAATCATCGAGTAATACTGCTCTGCCCAACGCAGATAAGCATCTGGTCGTTCTTCAGGGTCGAAGTCGAACCCGAAACCCGTATCAATAGGCTCTATTGCCATTTACGGGTGGATTAAACTAAACCTAAATCAAGAATATATTGAGTACCCATGGTCAAGCCTTGGTACATCACTTGAACATTCATGAACCGAGCATCCTGATTGTTATCAGGTACATTCACATTCATCATCAAAGTGAAGTTTTCAACCAACCACGACCGACCATCGCAAGACCCGTAAACTAAATAATATTTAGATGGGTCTGCTTGAACATCATTATAGAATGCTTCTTTCTCGAATACAAGTGGTGAGCCTGTTTCGGTAAAGTTATAATCTTGGAAGTTCAATGTCCATACACGACCTAACAGCGTTTCTGGGTCGCAAGAGCCGATACGCTTAGTTGTGTTGGATGGGTCGCTTAGAGAGCCTAATAGCCCCTTTACAACACGAGCATCATTCGCAGCGATTGCCGATGCCCATTCTGCTAAATCTGTAATGTCAGCAAATGTATAATCGCAGGCAACAATGGCGAGGTAAGGAAGACCGCCCGGCTTTTTGTTTTTACCGCAAGAAGCGGAAAGGGTAGGAACGCTTACTGAGCATCCGGTACAAGTTAATGGCATATTTGTTTTGTTTTGA